AGATATCAGAAAGAGTTGTTTTACGACAGGAACTCTATAATCTTTATTGTTGTATGCTCCTACAAGCGAATTGTAGGATAAGTGGTTGTATTAAATATTGCATTGTAATATTTAATAGGTTACAGTAGAGCCGTCAGGCAGCAAGGTTGATAAGACTTCCTTGCGTTCCACCAAGTAGTTTGCCTATTTCGTTTGAGTAAGAAAGGGTAATGAATTTGGTAGGTTCATTATTTTAACTGAATACAGACGCTGGGGATACACAATTGGTGCGATTCAGGGCAAACCCCTGGATTATGAGACGATGTCTAGCCAACATTTATCTATGATCTACCGAGGATCGTTAGATATTATTATGCAACCCAACATCTAGTATAATCACTTATAGTGTGAAGGATCAGGTGGAAGGACACTTATTGCACCTCGGAAAAAGGCAATTAACAAAAATTAGCACTATGAAAAGTTTAAATACCAATAAATTAGTCTTTCAGGCTAGTGCTTCACTACCGACAGAATACGTACCTATTAGAGGAAAAATATCATGTAAAAACAATTCATTTTTGAATAATTTATTTAAAAGTTTACATTTAGGAAGTTGTATTTGTTGTAATGAACAGAAATTACATGTCGTACAAGATTTAGAAAATGGAAGTATGAGTATGCTGGATTTTTACAAATTTGGTAGAAAGAATTATAAGCAATGTTTATGTAAGGAAAACGTAACTTTTAAACAGCAAGAAGACTCCAAATATATTTTAATATATGCTAACGGAGATGAATGTACAGTAGGAAAAAATGTTTTTAATAAAGTAAACGGTAAAGTTATATTGGAAAAGGAATTTACGATAAAGTACGTTTATCCTATAAAGAGAGTAGTAACACATAATAAAACTAGAAAATCAAAAGTAAAAAATAATAATAAGCAAGTACATTTGCAAGGTTTTAATGAAGTTTTACTAAGAACTAAGAGATTAGTCACAGACTTAAGACAAAGTTGTTCATCAGTTTCTGGTTCGGTCTCATCATCATATATGTCTATATTAGGTGTAGTGGATTCGATAAGGAATACGTGTGAAAAAATACCGATGTTTAGAAGATATGTTTTAATGATACGGGATATATTTACACCCTTAGTAAGCATTTTTGGTTTGGTGCATTCATTATCTCTGGTTAATTTAACAGCAATCGTAGGTAATGTTTTGACTATTTTTAAAATTATAGATGAGTTTGATAAGAGCAACACTGAAGATCACATGAAAAGAGATTTGTTGCATGATTTAGAAAATCTTTGTCCAACTGAGGACTTAAATAAAGAAGATATATATTATGAGGCAAATAGTTACAACTTGGATAGTCCGATTAAATTACAAACATTAGAGGGTTTGTTTGGAGCCGCAGCTATACAAATTTTACCTAAATGGATACAGAAAACTTTGTCCTCATTTACACAATTGTCCTCCACTAAACTTTTGGATGATAATCTTATAATGGCAAAGTTTTTTAGAGCAATTAATGTTATTTTATTTTCTGTGTTAGGTCTTTTAGTTAAAAGAGATGTGATATCAGAGAGTAGTTATAATAAAATTGAAGAATTTTTGGATGGTACTTGTATAGGTAAATATACATACTATGTTTTACGAATGGAACAATTGGTGGGAAAGGTAGTAAAAGATGGACAGATCGTAAATGATATGAAATATCAGGAAGAAGTTTTGAATTTAGGTACTGAGATCGATGAAGACAAGATAGAACATGGAACGTTCATTGAAAGAAATGGAGCTATTCGATTAATAATAGATCAGTTTAGAGCTGTAGTTAAGTTAATAAAATCTAATAAAGATATCACCAGGGTAGAACCTATATGTATTATATTTGAAGGAAAACCAAAAACAGGAAAATCTGTAACAATGGCTAATTTAACAACATGCTTGCTTCAAGGAGGAAAGAGCGTATATTCACACACAACACCAAATCCTAAGATAGCAAAAGATTTTTATGATGACTATAATAATCAGGATATTTTCATAATGGATGATGTAGGACAACAAGGAAATTCTCAATGGTGCCAAATTATAAATTTGGTATCTCCAATAAAGTATGGATTACCATGTGCAAATGCCACTTTGAAACAAACAAAATACATGAGCTCATCTGTTTTACTTGGGACGACGAATAAATTAGAGAATTTAGTTTTCAGAAAAGACGATGGTGTCAGTGAACCTGATGCTTTATTTAGGAGATGTGATATTTTAAATTTTAATGAAGTTAGTATGGTATCTAACGAGAGTGGATTTCTACGACCTACAGGTCAAATAATTTATAAGCACTTTCAGATGGGAGAGCACAATGGTACAGGTGGTTATGTGGATGGTTTTGAACCTAATTTTGCTAAATACGCACCACATTTAAAACCATATTTCGATTATAATGGATGTGATACTAATGATCAATTAAGGTGGATATTGGAAATTTTATCCCACCGAGTCCAGTTCAAGCGTAAAGAGAAAGTAATACAAATCTTAGATATGGAAAAGATTTTAAAAGGAATAACTTTTCAATATTTGCGAATTCAAGAAATTACAACACCATTAGAGATTCTTTGTAAATATTTTAGTATGACTAACTTAGATATGGCTGTTTCTTTTAGTGCTATGTTAGTGAGTTCATTATTTACTACATGTACCGGAGCAATCGATAGTACTTTAAAATTTTTTAGAGATAACTTTTCTGTAATTATTATGGTATTATTGGGATCAGGTTTGAGCTTTGGCTTATTGAGATATCTTGGGTGTAGAACAGAAAAGGAAATAGAACCTTTAACCAAAATTAAGTTAGAAAGTGCTATAGAACAAGTAATATCTATGTATGAACCTGTTAACGAGGTTACAACCTCAGAGTTGGCTATTAAAAAGAATATGAGATATGTGAAAATAATAGTAGATATGCCTAATGGAGAACGAACTTGTCAGTTTGCTTGCAGTTTACTCAGTGGAGGAACCATGGTAACGAATTATCATATGATAATGCAAACTATGGACAAATATGAGTTACAGGAATTGAAAGGTAGAATTTTTGCTATTGTATATTCTGATTGGGACAAAAAGATGATAATGTATGATAATGTTATGATTAATCCAATTATGACAAGCGTAGACGAAGATATAATATTATGGACTCTACCTACACATATACCTAGTTTATTACCTGATATATCTCATCTATTAGAGGTAGAAGAGTCTGTAGGAAGTAAGTTTAAATTGGTTACACCTTCAGGTTTTGTTGATTTATCCAAACAAATAAAAAAGAGAAATTATGCTATCACAATACAAATGAATACTGAGAAATTATTATTAGATAATACTAATTCATGTCAATACGAGTTTTCTGTAGATGGAGCATGTGGTTCAGTAGTTACAAATTATAGAGGTAAAGTAATAGGGTTTCATATAGCAGGAGGTAAGGATGTAGGATACGCTCGTTTGTGGGATGTATCTACTATAAAGAAGCTACAAGATAGTATGAGAAAAGTAAAGAATATAAGATATGCTATTAATATACAAGACGACAATGGAAGAGAAGGTTGTTCTGTAGTAAAGTGTGAGAATATTAACAAATGGTCAGGAACTGTACCAAAAAATACGAAGATAGTTCCTTCAGAAGTTAGTGGTGTGTTTCCTTTAACTAGATTACCAGTTAATCTTAAGCAACCTAATATAATAAAAGATGTATCTAAGAAATCTTATAAAGCCGTAGCAGAAGTAGATGTTGATGCCTTGAATTTTGCTAGAAGCTATCTTCAAAGTATATTACCTAGATATGTCAAGGTGACAGAGAAAGAAGTAGTATTAGGAACAGAAGATACGTCCAGAATAGATAAGAAAACTTCTAGTGGCTTTGGTTTTCCTTTGAGCAAGGAGAATTACTTAGATTATGATAAAGGATGTTATAGCCCCGAATTTGCTCAAATAATTAATAATATTAAGAAACAAGTATTGGAAGGTTGTATAGATCCAGCACACATAATATATGTGGAGACCTTAAAAGATGAGCTTCGAGATGCACATAAGAAAGATAAACCTCGTTGTTTTAAAATGTCACCTTTGGGTCTAACATGCATAGGTAGAGAATATTTTATGAATTTAATGGAAGATGTAAAAAAGGACAGATATTCAAATGGTATAATGATAGGAATAAATCCTTTTGAAGAGTGGGGAAAATTATACTCGATAGCGGCAAAATTTGATAATAATTGTAATGATGGAGATTATGGTGAATGGGATGGGTCTATGATGACTCAGTTTCAAACTATGGTAGCTGAAGTTATGGAAAGTAAATTTGATGGAGAAGAAAATGATTTGAAGGTATTGAATTTTTATTTAACTACTCTAATTAGCTGTGTTACAATAAATATGAATGAACTTTTGGTTACTACTCATAGTATGCCATCTGGATGTATGTTAACAGCGTTCTTTAATTGCTTGATCAATAAAGCTTATGGAGCTTATATATACTATAAATTAATGAAAAAAGAAAAGATTAGACCGAGTGTAGAACATTTTATTTTGAATTATTTTTCTTGCGTTTACGGTGACGATATATTAATGTTTGTGAGAAATGAGATCAAACATATTTTAAATGGTGTTACATATAAAGGTGAGTGTGAAAAGTTAGGATTGAAATTTACGACAGCCGATAAAGTGTCGGATATGGTTGAATTTAAGAAGATAGAAGACTGCCAATTTTTGAAGAGAAGTTTTAGGTTTGATTCATCACTAGGATATACATGTCCTTTAGATACAGGTACTATGGAAGGTACAATTAATTTTGTATCTCAAAGTAATAGAAATAATGAACTAACACAAGTGAAAATATGGAATTTTCAGAGAGAAGCCTTGTTGCATGGTATTGAATACTATACTGAAGCAGTGCAATCTCTTAAAGACTATGTTTTAGAACAGGATTTAAATTTCGTTTTCCTAGAGAGAGATTATATTGTTAATTTGTATAAGTTCGACAAGGAAACTTTTATTGAAGGATTGATGTGGGATACTCAGATAAAGATTTGAGATTTTTAATAATTGTTAGTTTTATTTTATATTTGTTGTATTGTTTATTTTGTACTTTTAAATTTAATATTTCTAACTTCATTATATCTTATTTTATTTTTATTATTTGTTTTGTATAATTTTTATTTAAACATTTAAACTAGATATCTATTGAGTTCTAACAACATGCATTTTATTTTGTTGTGATATATGTTGGCTACGAGATGTCTTTAAAACCCCCTATGGTGAGCAGCCCTCAATTAGGACAACAAAGATCGGAATTATTGATTTGTAACATCCGATTACACACAAATCACACAATCACACAATGAAACTAGGGAGATAACATCTATAAATGAGATGAATTCCCTTATAACAAATACACCCACAATATCGAATGTGGAGAATAATTTTATGAATATAGTAAACAAGCCTTTCCATATAAAAACGTTTCAATGGCCCGGATCAGCAGGGCCCACCGTTAATTTAACTACAGCTACCTTACTTATTCCTCAAGATTTATTAATAAACGACATGGTTAAAGTACCTTTCCAAACTTCCAGGTATTGGAAAGGAAATATATGTCTAGAGATTCAAGCTTTGGGCACACCTATGCATCAGGGCTTGTTGATTGTTTACTTTAAACCATTAGCATCTAGTCTAGCATTAGCTAAGGCAGACTCTATAAATGATGCTTTGGCATCTCCCCATGTATTTATATACGCAAATCAATCAACGTCAGCTTGTTTAACCATACCTTTTTGTGTTCCTACTGGATACGCTTCAACTGTATTCACACAAGGTTCCACTATTTATAATAGAGAGATCAGTGCATTTATATCCAATTTAGGATATGTTAATGCTATGGTCGTTACTCCTTTAGATTCTCAAGGCACAACTACAATTAATGTAGCTGTGAGTGCAATTTTTAAAAATATGGAATTTAAAGTGCCGAAAAATGAATTGATGGTTGTAGCGGCTAAAGAAGTAGAGAAAACTCAGGAACAAATAGCCAAAGAGAAAAGTGATTTTATTAAGAAAAAAGAACTTGAAAAGAGCGTAGGAGGTAAGCAAAAAAGAGATGTAAATGATGATCTATTAGAACAAGATATCAAATTTCAGGCTATGTTGATGCCTGCTCTAGCTACTATAGCCACAGCAGCTTTACCCAATGTAATAAGATTTGTTCGTGATGGTATCGATAGATTTAATAAGAAATTTTGGACTTGGATTGGGTTAGATAAACCTACAAATCCTTTAGTTAATGAAAATGTTAGAGTAACAACTACTACTAATTTCAATAATACTGTGGGGATAGTACCTTTAGATAGAATGACTATGCACACTAATCACTTAAGCTTAGCACCATCTACGGTGTTCCCATGTGAATATGATGAGATGTCTATGGACTATATATTAAGCAAGCACCAATTTGTTAAACAATTTACAATTAAGGAAACTGATGTGATAGGTACAGCTCTATGTACCATTCCTATTGGTCCTCTATGTGTACCACCAGTATTGCGAGAGAATGTGAATCTGCCCATTATAACAAAAATGGCAATGTGTACAAAGTACTGGAGAGGTGATATAGATTTCCATTTTAGAGTGTCTGCTACGGACATGCAAACTTGTAAAATTTTAGTCGTTAAGACATACGGTTTAGGAGCTTATGCTTCTATTCCCAAATATACAGATCTAGTAAATTTTGATTGTGAAACCATTGAAATTAATCATGGTGGTCAAGAGTTTACAGTAAGCTGTCCATACAATTCACCAGTACCTATGAGCTGCAATGATATGAATTATCAATCATCTTTTGTACAGCATGGTGAATTATTTGTATATATTTTGACACCATTACAGTATCCTGTGTCTGCACAACCATATATAACTATGTCAGTTTACATAACAGCAGGAAAGAATTTTTCTTTCTATGGTCCTTGTGAATTTGCAGCTTATCAACCTGGGTACAGTTATACTACCACCGGAAAAGATGAAGCATCTATTTTAGATAAAGAGAGGGAAGATGCAAAGAAGAAAGTTGAAATTAAATTACAATCTGTGCAAGTGGCTTTAGGAGATTTACAAGAGGATTCTGAAGAGCCTAAAGAAGTACAACCGATTCTAAATCACATGGCTCCTATAAAGCATTTGAGAGATATATTTCGAAGGTATTACTTGGCAAGAGCAACAAGAGTTGCATCATCTACTGGAGTTGTAGTTATTAAGATCAGCGATATATTTAGATCTAGGGCATATAACACGCCCTTATCTATACTATCTAATTTTTACGAAGGATTTAGAGGAGGACTTAGATTTAGATTAGTTTCACCGGTTATACAACAAGGATATAAAGTATCTGCTTACTATTCTTTTCCACTTTTGAATACTAGTATATCGGCACCTATTGCTACTGGTTTGCAACCCAATATATATGATGGTGCTTCCTGGGAATTTGATGCTACTGCTAGCACCCCTGGACCCCTCAACTATATCCAAGCATTTGTCACTTATAACCAAATGGATAGTTGCCTAGATTTTGAAATACCAAATGAAAACCCATTTATGTGGAATAAAATACATAACACATCCACCTTGGTATCTTCAACAGATTTTACAGCAGATATGGGTTATTTATATATAGTATTCCCCAAAGAAACATTAGCCACTTCATCACCACAATACAGACTATACGTATCTATGGCAGATGAATCAAGGGTTGGTATATTTAACCATAACACCACAGTATTCTTACAGAACAACACAGGAGACATAGTCTCTAACTTTAACGCTGCAGTTCCTGCCTTATACGACAAGTACTTTTCTAAGAGTACATACTAAACCAGACATCACTGGACAAAGAGAAGAGAAAACTTCTAAATAAAACAGGTTGGTCACCATTAGACTAAAGAGGTTAGCA